AGAGCAAGAATTAACCAAACAACTTACTGAAAACTCAACTAAATTGATGGAGGCAAACAATGCCATTACTGAAAAACAGTCTAGTCTTGATCGTGCTATTCGTGCTGGTAGGGTGCGCCTCCCGTCCTCAAGTTGCGTACAAACCAGTCCAAGTGCCGCCCCTTCCAGTGGAAATAGCAACGCCCAGACAAGTGAATCTGATGGAGAGGTACTTAGGCTTATTGGAGAAATCATCGCCCAAGGAGACAGGAACACCGCCCAACTCAACGCCTGTATCTCAGCCTACGAAGCCGTAAGGAGTCAAGTAAATGGTAAATAGCGATCAATTGCAAAGACTCCACATTGGTGCTGAATGGGTGGATGCCCTGAATGAGACATTCTCTAGGTTTAACCTGACTACAAACAACCAGAAGGCTATGTTTATTGGTCAATGTAGCCATGAATGTGGCAACTTCAGATTGCTTGAAGAAAATCTCAACTACAAGGCGGCAACGCTTATGAAGTTATGGCCTAAACGCTTTCCATCTTTGGAGTTTGCAAACCAGTTCGCTGGTAACGCAAAGCGCATAGCCAATTCTGTGTACGCTAATCGTATGGGGAATCGAGATGAAGCATCAGGTGACGGGTATCGGTTCAGAGGAAGAGGTGCGCTTCAATGCACAGGGCATAGTACGTATTTCCACGCAGGGAAAGCATTGGGTGTTGATTTTGTTATGCAACCTGATCTTATTGCAACCCCTAAATATGCCGCACTTACAGCGGGATGGTTCTGGGAAACACATAAACTCAATCCACCATCGGATGCCCTTGACTACATTAAAGTCACCAAGATCATAAATGGTGGCACGATAGGGCTAGATGACCGCATAAAGCACGTTCAACAGGCTCTAGCGGTCTTAGGTTAGTCTTTGTCCCAACTAATGTATAGGACTGCACCTATCACGATAATGCCTATGCAGACACCCATACCAAGCAGAACAATAATGGTAAGTAGGCTTTCCATCACTTAATCCTAGTTTTAATTACATCCTCTAAGCACTTAAAGAGGGTGAACACGGCACTTAGGAAAGCAGGTGCAATCATCCCTGCTACAAAGATTAAGACTTCACTCATGGTAGTTCCCTTCAAATGGTATTAACTCGGACTGTCTGACTGAATAATACTCCCCATTGCCTACATCAAACAAGTTCTCTTCTAGTAGGAAATCCTTGCTGTTTATCCATCCAACTAGGCGAACACAAGTGTTGTGTATCTCTGTTAGGACAAAAACATCAACTGGTTTAGTGCCAGACCAAACAACAGCGTTAAGGTTTCCACCAATCTTACTGGTGCATTTAACATCTATCGTCTTTCCCTTTCGGGTTATTAGGTCAGCACCAAACTTCCTGAAATCACAATTTAGATCAAATGGCAACTTGAGGAACTTAGAAACAGCATATTCAGTTATCACTCCATGAATGGATATTTGCACTCCATCTAAGGACTTATCCTGTTTGCGGTCTTGTGCGTGTTGGCTAGTAATGTGGTTGCGTAACTTACCTATGTATGTACAGACCATAATCTCTGTACTGGTAAGCACTACATCCACATACTCCTGATTAAAACGGGATGGAATCGTCATCCAAGTTCTTGGGAATAGGCTTGCTTGCTGGTGGCTGTGCATCCCGTGGAGATACTGCCAAGCCCATGAACTTGCCTGTCTTACCTTCTTTAATCCAAGCAGATAGCCAATATTCATTGCCATCTACCATGATGTTTCCTTTGTAATCAGGATGCTTCTCGTTTTCTTTCTTGTCGTTCTTAAAAAGAACACCTGAGTTATCACGTTTTTCCATATTAACCTCTCAATTGATTTAACTTATTAACTTTGTCATCCACTTCCGCTAAGAACTGAATAACCTCTCCTTCTAATTCACCAATGTACTTGTCATCTCTGGGTACACGTTTGATGAACAACTGAAGTCCCTCTGGCATCCGTGGGTCAAAACTCACGAAATCGCACCAACTACGATTAGCACAAACCATCTGCCATTGCATCTGATCGTAGTATTTCTTTGCTATCTCACCACCCAACACAGTATCAATGTGTGTTGCAGTATTTGGACACTTGATCTCCAAGCATCCATCATCACCTACAAGCCCATCAGGACTAGCGGCAGACATTGGAATGGTTGGATGGTCAATAGCACCTGTTTCTGTTACCAATAAGTTCATCTTGGACTCATAGTTCGCACGGGCAAAACCTTCATTCTCGATGCCCCACTCCATCGCACTATTTGTGTATGACTCAGCGACTTGGTTAGTCATGCGCTCGACTACCAACTGAGCCATGTAGTTAGCCCTACTGGTGCTATAACCTGACTTTGTTTTAGCAACGATGTCAGAGATGCGTGATGCAGTAGCCTTGCCACAACGTTGAGCAAACCACTCTGGACTGCCTTGTTCTACTTCACTCATGGCTGTCTCTCCTCCATCATAATATCTGCTATTTGATAAGCCCTGTGAGCAAATTCATCCATACTTGCTTTTAAAGATGGCTCTGAAATCAATGCTTGCATAGCCTTTGCCGCAAAGTAATCACGCAATGTCATTCCGTGTTCGCCTTCTGATAAATCGAAGTGCATTGCTGGAAATGCTGGAATATTACTCATTTCAACTCCTTCTTCTTTGCATCTTTAGCGGCAATCATCTTGGTCTGCCATGCCTTGTTTCCATCGCAATCCGCAAACGCCCTGATGTAAATATCCTTTAGTTCATCAACTGTTGTTGTAGCCTCGATAGCCGCAATGTAGTCAAGCATCTTTCCTTCATCTGGAGTGCCTTCATCGCTCTCGCCTTCAGGTAAGTCTTCACCCGCATAAATGTATAAGCCCAAACCATGCAACGACAAAGCCTTTGTCATACAACGCATGATGGCTGTATTGACTGCAAATGCGTCTGGGTTGGGGATTGCTTTATTGCGATAGTCCATCACGGGAAGTTGGCAGGTCATTGGTTTGCCAAACAATGTGACTGTTACGAACACCATTGCTGTGCCGTTGATGTCCATGAAACACTTATCGCCAAACATTTCTATCTTGTATATGGCTTCAGGATCGGCCTTTAAAGCCTCTGCCCAAGCCCATGCCCATGATAGGTATGTAAGATTGTTTTTCTTCTCTGTATGCTCGTTGACGTTAGTCTTGAGCATTGCTAACACTTGTTCACTATTCATCATTTACTCCTGTTTAAATATTGACTTTGTTTAACTTGCTGTTCACCTATCCAATGACTGAGCATAACCAGATCATTCTGAATTGCACTTATGTCTTGGATGAATCCATCATACTTGCTGTTCAAGCATTTTTTATCTAGGGTTTTCACCGATTGTTCTATCCTCATTAGTATGGTTGAGTAATCGTTCAAAAGTATCTCCAAATAGCAACTGCAATCATTCCAAGAACAGTAATTAGTCCAAATAAAACGGGTATATCGTGTATGTTGGGTGCGCTGTAAAACGGCCCTTCAATAATGTTTTCGTTGACATAATCTCTTGGGTATGCCTCACGCAAAGAACGTGAAAACATACGGGTAGTTGGGTTGAACTCATCCATTTAATATCTCCTGTGCAATTTCTTGTTTACAGTCGTTATCAAGATACTTGAACTCGACAAAGTGGTTCTCTTGGCAACAACCAATCTTCTCACCCTGTGGTTGCAAGCAATAGCAACAATAGTAGACGTTAGATTCGTCTTCATAGATGGCTTGTAGTTCGTCTTGTATTTTCATTTGGCCTCCAGAACTTTGATGCGTTGCTCAAGTTTGGCAACCAATGCTTCTAAATCTTTGATACGATCTAACAGCATATTCTGATATGTGTAGTCGCTCTTGCGGTATGGGGCTGTAATGCCCACGATAGGTCTATCCATCATTAACTCCTATTTAAAAATATTAACTTTTCATCGCTCTCACAAATGCGGCATAACTAGCGGCTGTGTCCCCAAAAGGTAACTTAGCCAACTCGACTGCCACTTCTTCTAACACATCATTACGAATTAGTAATGGATCATTACTTACTGGTAATGTGCGTAGATTCTCTGTCAAATCCCTGACCAATGCTCGTTGAATACTGCCATCTGTAACACCAGTAGAAATCTTGCGTTGTTCAGCAAGGTATGTGCTATTTCTAATCTGGTCTGTCACATCAAACTCCAGTAAATCAAATGCCTCGTCAAGTTTGTCGTTCATTCTCTCACCCGTATCGTGTCAACAATGTTTTGGGCTAGATGCTGTTCTTTCACCATGTTGAAGATGATGGAAGCAATAACATCTCTTTCATGTTCAGCACCTAAGTCAAATGCGTTTGCCATGCCTGTAACTGTATTCTCATTACAAGCCGCCATGCGTAAGTGCGTGATCATCTCTGCTTTAGTCATGCGTCTTCCCATTTCCATCCAAGTAGTTGTTCGGTATTTTTTATTTGCTCGTCAGTCGGTTTGTGATAGACAGCAAATTTTATATATGGTGTTGCCTGTGGATAAAGAATCCAATTTCCAACTGGTTTAGCCGATTCAACAAATTTGTATTCAGGTGTCATACGGACTCCCATTCTTTATGCCATTTTGTTGTTATCTCTAACATCTCATCCATTGCTTTGTTTTCACAATGGTTGTATTGCTTCTTACTAATGTCGTAGGTGATATGCTTATCGTCCTCGTCAAACACGCTAAAGTCAATT